CAACCAGAAATTGAAACTCTTGGTGGTGATGGTCCAGAATTAAGTGACACCGAATCCCTAAAATATTTCTCAGATAAACTTAAAGCAGTTTCAAAAATTCCTTACAATAGATTCATGTATGAAGATGGTGGAGGAGATTTCAATCTAGCAGCCGATGGTATGATTAGAGATGAGATTAAATTTGCTAAGTTTATTAATCGTTTACGTAGCTCATTCCAAGAGATATTGATTAAACCACTATGGATTCAAATGTGTCTTAAATTCCCAGAATTTAAAGAAGATGCAGGATTTAGAACTCAAATTGCCCTAAGATTTAACGAAGATAATATGTTCGCTGAATTAAAGACGATGGAAATTATGCAAAAGAGACTTGAGTTTATCGGTACGATGAAAGATTCATTAGCTACTACAAATCCAATAACTATGGAAGAGACTCCATACTTTGATATGGAATTCTTAGTTGATAGATACCTTAAACTAAGTCCAGATGATAAAGCAGCTAATGATGCTTATAAAGCACGAAATGCAGCCAAAAAAGCAGCAGAGCCAGATGAAGACCCAATGGCAATGGGAGCAATGTAATTAAATAAAAATATAGATAAAATGAGAATAATTAAAACATTTGAAGAATTTACAAATTCACTTCAAGAAGATGCAATTGCTGCTGGTACTGATTCAGACGTAATAGTTGACGATGTAACTCTTGACTCAGGAAAAGAAATTAAATCTACTGAAATTTTAGGTGCTATTTTGTCCTCTAAAAGTGAAAAGGAATTCAAAGAATATTTCTATCACGAGTATGGGAATACAGCATTTACTGAAGAGGATATGTTTACTTTAGTTAAATTTTTTAACGAATACAAAGAGGAAGTGGCTCAAAAAGAAAAAGATGCTGAAAAAGAAGCTGAAAAAGCTGCAAAAGGTGGAGATGGCGGTAAAAAAGAAGACCCACTAGCCGATATCTAAAACAAAAATTTTTAAAATCTTTAAAAATTAACTGGATATATAATAGAAATATAATAAAATAATACTTATGACTAATAACTTACTGATCTTAGAAAGGTCGTCAACAGAATTAGAGTTTAAACAAGAAGGTGGAACCTATGTTCTAGAGGGTATCTTTGGAGAAATCGATAAGAAAAATCGTAACAACCGAATCTATACTGAATCTGAATATTTACCACAAATTGAAGCTCTTCAAGCAAAAATTAAAGCGTCAAAACTTTTAGGTGAATTAGACCACCCACAGACTTTTGATGTTTCCTTAAAAAATGTTTCTCATATCATTGAAGAACTTAATTATGACTCCGATACTAAACAGGTTAAAGGTCGTATTAGATTATTAGATACAGAGGCTGGAAGACAGGCAAAAGCACTTGTTGATGCTGGTGTTCCATTACAAATTTCAAGTAGAGCAGCTGGTGCAGTTGAATCTAATGGAACTGTAAAAATCAAACAATTATTTACTTACGATCTAGTAGCAGACCCTGGGTTTGAAAACGCTGAATTGAAAAGAGTTAATGAGGCTTATGGTTTTGTTAATGAAGGAAATGACCTATTTATTTACGAGATAAATAATAAAAACGAAAAACAACCAATCGAAAATATAAACGAAACAAAAATGGCAGAGTCTAAATTTATTACGGTTGAGGATTTTAATAAATACTCTAAATATCTTTCTGAAGAAATCAAATCTATTAAAGAAGGTATGAATTCTTTAACAGAAGCAGAGTCTACTAGTTCTCAATTAGGAACCCTAAAAGAATACACTGATTATTTAGCTAAGAAATTAGAGGAATCAATCGCATATTCTGAGCACATCGCTGAAAAAGCAGACAAAGGTATTCAATACTCAGAAAGTCTTGCAGAGAAATTGGATCAGGGTATTCAATATTCTGAGCATATCGCTGAAAGTGTTGAAACTATCAAAAATTACACTAACTATTTAGCTGAATCTTATAATGAAGGTTCTACTTCTTACGAGAACTTAATTAAATATACTGAATATTTAAGAGAGAACTTAGAGAAAGTAACTGAATATGCTGAGTACGTTGCAGAAACTGTTAATACTAATTTATTATTAGAAGACGAAGCAGGTTTACCGGCTGAAGACTTAAAAGACGAAACTAAAGATGTTACCCCACCTGTAGTTGATGCTGATGGTAACGTAATCACTGGAAAACCAGAAGACGTTAAAAAAGATATAAAAATTGCTGGTAAAGGTGATGCTGCTGGTGAAGAAATTAGAGAAGATGCAGGAATTCCAGCTGAAGCTCTTAAAGATACTAGTAAAGATGTTACAGTAGACGTTGTAGACGCCGATGGTAATGTAATTACTGGAACTCCAGAAGATGTAGAAAAGAATTTAGAACTTGCTGGTAAAGGAGACGCTGCTGGTAAACAAGTTGACCAAATGGAGGCTTACAAAAATTCAATTACTTCTAAATTAGAAGCCCTTGTTGAAAAGGTAAATGCTAAAAAATCAGATAACCCAACATTCTTTAAATTTATCTCTGAAGAGAAAGTAAATGAATTTAACGCTCTATCTGCTGAAGATAAAACTAAAGTTGTAAGTGCTATTGAAGGTCGTGGTTATCTAACTGAAGGACAAATCATAGCTCTATGGAATACTTCATTAAGTGGAACAGTAGAAACTCATGATGCACCTACAGTTATTAAATTAATGCCAACTGAATACCATGATACTTGGGCTAAATGCTCTGAAGGTAAGAAAAACCAAATCATGGCTCAGTCTAAATATCACAAATTAGAAACAGCTTACCAAGTTGCAAACTTCTGGCAAACTAGAGACCTTAGAGAGGTTGCTCCAGTAATGGAAAAAATCGCTATGGTAAATGAATCAGCAGTTGAACCAACTCAAACGTTAGGATACGATGCTACTGAATTAGGTGCTGAAATCGCAAAAAGATTCGCTAAATAATTATGAAATACGTACAACTATTCGAAGGTTTTCTTAACGAAAACAAACAAAAGGAAATAGAGAAACTTGCTGCTCCATGGTGGAAAGACCGAATGAAAAAAAATAAAAGCATGGGTTATGATGGTTTTGATGCAGAAGACGTGGATTTATTTATGGACTACCTAATGGATGAAGAAGTTATTGATTATGATGATGAAGATTTAGAGGAAGTTAGATCTGACATAGAACAATACGTTGAAAACACTCTAGGATACGAATACAACTATTAAACATGTTTTTTTGATTTTTTTAAAAATTTCAAAAAAATCAAGGATATATAATACTATTAAAACAATTCGATGCTCAGTTAAGAAGCAAAAAACTGAAATTATGTCGAAAACTCGTAAAATACGAAAAATATAAAACCATTAAAAAAAATAAATTTACAAAATGGCAAATTTAATTAATGAAGCAGAAATCAGAGCAACGTGGGCTCCGATTATCGAATCTGCGACAGGTATCAACGATGCAAGCAAATTAGCTTGGATGTCAGAATACTGTCACAACCACAAATTATACGAAGATGCTTCTCAAATGAGCTTAGGTACTGCTGGTAACATCTTTGGTATGGGTGCTACAACTTTACCTTCTGTAATGGGTACTAACGGTACTATTGCACAAAGAGGTTCTGGAGATAAAGCTCCTTCTTTACTTCCTTTAGCAATGCAAGTTGCTGCTCAAACTATCGGTCTTGACTTAGTACCAGTAGTTCCTATGGCTGGTCCAATGGGATTATTATCTTACTTAGACTTTGTTTACGAAGGTGGTAAATTAGGTGGAACTACTGCTCCAACTTATGTTAAAGCTAACCCAATTGCAGGTACTTCTAACTTAGCTGCTGCTACAGGTGGTTCTCCAGCTGTTCCAACATCTACAACTTATACTTACATTGGAACATCTCGTATCGATGGTTATTCAATCTTTAAAGTAAATGGTAACCCAGTTGCTGCTAACGTTGCTGCGGATTTACTATTGGCTGTAAATGCTGTATTATCTCCTGATACTACTGCTACTATCTTAGATGTACAATTAGTAAAAGCTTTAGAGGATCACGTTAGAGGATTTGCTGCTGCTGATAATGCTGGTAATCCATTTACAAGAGAGGCTGGAGAACAAACTCCAGACAAAATCATGGGTCTATCTTTATTCTCTAAATCAGTTTCAGCTGAAACTTTCCAAGTTGCTGCTGCTGTTACAAGAGAGCAAGTTCAAGATTTAAAACAATTCGGAGTTGATGCTGTTGCTCAAGTTGAAGCTGTTTTAACTAATGAATTAACTCAAGGTATTAACCAATACATCTTAGGAAGAATTAGAACTTTAGGTGCTCTTAACATCACTAATGCTCCTGGATTTGGTGCTAACTCATTTGATTTATCTTTACCTCCTGCTTCAACTTTATCAGGTGGAGAAACTTTACCTTCTGTTCACAGAAGAATCCTTTCTCAAATCTTAGCCGCTGCTAACTTAATTGCTAACAGAGGTAGAAGAGGTGCTGGTAACTTCGCAGTAGTTGGACCACAAACTGCTACAGTTTTACAATCAATTGCTGGTTTCGTTGCAAACCCAATGGCAAATACTTTCGCACAAGCTGCTGGAGCTATCTACCCATTAGGATCTGTTGCTGGAATTAACGTATACACTGACCCTACAATGGAATGGAATGATTATTCTATTGCAGTTGGTAGAAAAGGAGACGGAAACGGACCTGGTATCGTATTCATGCCTTACTTAATGGCTGAATCAGTTCAGGCTATTGCTGAAGGAACTATGGCTCCTAAAGTAGCTGTTAAATCTAGATTCGCTCTAGTTGATGCAGGATTCCACCCTGAAACTCAATATGTTGAATTTAATGTTAAACCAACTCAAACTGGTTCTCCATTAGCTAATACATGGTCTAACTTATTAACACTAGCTTAATATTTTAAATTAGAACTAACGTTCTAAGATATTTAAAGGGAACTGAGAAATCAGTTCCCTTTTTTTGTGATATATAATCTATCGTAACAAAATAAACTAAAATATGGAAACATTTGAAAATTGGTATACAAATATACTTGAAGAGGTTGCAACCTCACCTGCTAAATCATTAGCCGGAGATGTCGATACAATTATAGATTCTTTAGGTACCCTTGTTAAAGAATTAACTGAAGAACTAGATTCTCCTGAATTTAATGAAGTAAATGAAGCAGATGGAGAGGCGCCAAGTAAAGTTTGGCAATGGGTATGGTGGATGCCAAAAGCCAAAAAAGCACAAGCTAAAGTTAACAAAATAAGATTGAATATTGCTGATATAGAATCAGCAGCAAGAGATGCTACCGATGCTACTCAAAAAGAGAGAATGACAGCAAAGGCAAATCAAATCAAAGACCAAGCTGATATGTTACAAACATTAGTAGATGATAAATTCAGTACTAAAGGTGATATAGTAACTAAAGCAATTCATAATGAAAAAATAGCAGGTAAACTTGCTGTTATTAAAAGAATTTCAGGTCTTGAAGATGACCCTAAAAAAGCGGCATCATATAGAGAGAAAATTGCAGAACTTACTGCAAAATACAAAGAAGAACAGGCTGCAATTAAACAATTAGAACCGTCTGAAGAAGATAAAAGAGCAGAAAAAGAAGCTCAACAAAGTGCACAAGAATCCCTAGTTAATAGAGCAAATGCAGTTGGTTTAAATGAATTAGCAACTGAAATAAGTTCTAAACTGGTTTGGCAATTAACTGAAGGAACTGTATTACACCAAAAGTATAATGAAACTATCAAAAAAGCAGAGTATTCAAATACTTTAAACGAGTCAAAATACAATAACTTTAACGTAAAAGATAATTTCTCTAGATTATTATAATTTCGAATTTTTTCGAGCAATATTTAAAAACTCCTTTTGTTGATTCAATAGGAGTTTTTTTACGTGTTCTTGAAAGGCAACTGAAGATTTTAGTATTCGACCATCCACTGTTTTACCACCAAGAGTATCATGATAATCCGGATGAACAAAGTTCTCCGCATTAAAGTTATTTATATTGGACCGGATGGGTTCTCCAGAAAGCGCACAAGTCCAATCAATTGTATCATAACTCTCGATTAGCTCTTCACTCTTCATTAGCTCCCCGGTCGACCAATCATAATAGTATCGGTCCCTCTTTGAATCGTTTTTATATTTACACAATTCAAAAATAATATGAAGGAACTGGTCAGATTGAGCTCTTTCTTTTATTAAAGGATTTTCTAGTAGTAATCGACGCTGTTGTCGAGAGAGACCTTCATAACACACACCATATCTATTTCTTGGATAGGGTCCTCCAGTTCGACGAATCTTTGGGTATTTGTTATTAAAAGCCATACGATATTTATCTGAAACTTATGGAAAGGGTCTTATATAATATCTATAAACTTAAAGCAAAAAAATGATTCAAGCACTTTTTACAGAAAAATATCGACCAAAAAATCTAGAAGACCTAATCCTTCCAGAACGCGTAATGTCGAAATTCAAAGATGGACTAACCCAAAATATGTTATTGGCAGGTAGTCCCGGAACTGGTAAAACTTCAACTGCAAAAGCAATTGTTAGCCAATTTGGATTACCATATCTTTATATCAATGCATCTACCGATACTTCAGTTGAGGTAATTAGAACCCGAATCACTGACTTCTGTTCAACTATGTCAATCCTAGATGACCAAGGAAAATTTAAAGTGGTAATATTAGATGAGGTTGATGGTGTATCTGACCAATTCTTTAAAGCACTTCGTGCAACCATGGAGCAGTTTGCAAGTAACTCACGTTTTATTGCAACTTGTAATTATGTTAATAAAATTCCAGACCCAATTCTTTCACGTTTTGAGGTTATTAATTTTGATTTTGATAAATCTGAAGAGACCGAATTGACAAAGAAATATATTAGAAGAGTTTATGATATTTGTGGAAAAGAGGGAATGACAATTGAAAAATCTGCACTGGTAGAATTTGTTAAAAGAAACTTTCCAGACTTAAGAAGTACTCTTAATAAATTACAAGGGTATAAAACTCAAGGAACTCAAAATATTACACTTGACGACGTTAAAAAATTTAATTCAGTCTATAAAGATATGTTTGACTTGATTTTTAATCAAATGGACCCAGTCACTAACTATAAGTACATTGTTGGTGAATATTCAAATAGAGTTGATGATGTCTTACAGACACTTGGCCAAGAATTTATTGAATACATACAAACAGAGAAACCACAAAACGCTCGACACATTCCGCAAATTGCAATTTGTGTTGCAGAACACCAAGCACAAAGAACCTTGGTAATAGACCCGGTTATTACGTTACTTTCATGTACGTATAAAATACAAGAAATTGTAAGAAATTAAAAAATAAATTGATAAAAGTTTTCCCGTGTCAAAACTTTTGATTATATTTACAAATAAATTATAGAACTATGAAACTAGGAAAACATACACTTATTATCGATGGAAACTATTTCGTACATAGCAGACTTTTTGTACTTCCACGTCCTAAAAAAGAACAATTATTAGGAGATAGAGATGGACAAGAACAATTTATGCGCAAACTATGTATTGACTTTGCATCTGAAGTCAGAAAAATGACTCCATTTGTCGATCAAATCGTAGTTGCTGTCGATTCAAAATCATGGCGTAAAGACCTGTTCCCAACTGCAGAATATAAAGGTACCAGAGTTGCTGATAGTTCAGTTAACTGGGAAAATGTATTTACAGTTTATACAGAGTTCCAAGATATTCTTGCAAAACAGGGTGTTATCATTCATAAAGTACCTGGTGCAGAAGCTGATGATATTTTATTCGGCTGGTCGACTCAATTAAACAATGAAGGTAAAAATTGTATTGTTTGGACTGGTGACCGCGACCTTATTCAATTAGTTAATTATAATGAAGCCACAGATGCTTACACTCTATGGTACTATAATTCTAAACGTAAGTTAATTGCATTTGAAGGTTTCGAAAGTCTTATTAATAAATCTAATGAGGTTGAAATTTCTAATGATGACTTGTTATTTAACATGGGTTCTACTGATGTATTAAATAGCCAACTTAAAGGTGATTTTATTAATTGGATTGCTAAAAATGGTGTAGAAATAGAAGAGATTAATTGTGATGATTTTATCTTCTCTAAAATCTTACAAGGTGACAAGAGTGATAACATTCAATCTGTAGTTTCATGGACTAAAAGAACAAGTACTGGTTCTATCAGAAACTATTCAATCACTGAAAAGCAGGCAATTCAAATCTTAGAAAAATATCGTGAAATTGAAGGTAACTTCCACATTGACCACTTCTTTTCAGAAGCACAAGTTAAAACAATTGTTGATATGATTCATGATGTTGTTGGTAAATCTACAATTGATGAAATCAGATTGCGATTCAATCAAAATCTTGACTTAATGTTATTGCACTATAACACGATACCTGGTGGTATACAAAAAGCAATATATAATGAAATTGAGAAAGATTTTACAGTTGAAACACGATTGGCCGGATTAACTCAGATGGAAAAGATATTGGAAGGAACCCAGTGGAATTCTAAAGCGGCTTCCGGAAGTGGAGCTCCAAAGAGTTTTGACCCATTTGCAACACTCCAGCTTGACAAAGTTTCTCAACAACCAGAAACTAAAAAAATAAACACATTATTTTAATGAGCAACGAGGATATTTTAACAGAATTATTAATTGAAGCCCACGCGGAGGGTATTTTTGAAAAGGTTCTAGCTGAGGTAAACAAACTTAAGGAAACCCATATAAATAATAACGATAAACTTGAACTTTTTGAAAAAGCAATAAAACATGTTAGACGAAACAAAACTGTTTGATTTCATAAAAATCTTATTCACAAAACCTGCTGAATATAAAAAAATAAGTAATCACAATAAGAAGCGACATCATTTTATGATTAATCGCTTCTTTTCGATTCAATACCCTGCAAATGCCCAATTATTTAATAAGAATGGGATTAATCCACTTGCAGTAATTGATAGTTGGTCTCTTGTTGCTGCCAGGTTTAAGAGCGTACCGGGCTGGATTTATACTAAGACCAAAAAGCCCGAAAAAGAAGCAACTTCTAAAAGCAAATATATACCAACAGAAGAGGCCATCTCATTCTTTATGGAAAAGAATGAAATTGGCAAAAGAGAATTTAAAGAACTTGAAAAATTTGCTAAAGAAGACCTTTATGCCTCCTTACAAAGGATAGAGAATTCGATGCAGGTATACTAAACCGACTATGCAACAATTTGAATTTAGTTCGATGCCAACGGCGATCGACGTTACCCTGTACAAATATAATTACATTGACAACAAATTATGGGCTCAAATCCAAAATGATATTGATTTTATCGAGCTTGGAAATGATTCTATAATGGTATCGTCATCTCAATTAAAATTTGTACTTGATACATATTATCAGAGTTCTATTAATAAAATGAAATCAATCGGTTCTGATTTCATACATAAAGAAATTAACACTGTATTTTTCTTATATCAAATATTAATTGAGATGGAAAATTTACAATACATTAAATTCACGCTTAATAAAGATAAAAAGTACTCCCGAATTATTGAAAATGACGGTGTAAGAATGATTCAATTTAGTTTTAAATTACTAACTGCAACCCTACGACTTTATGATTTGTATGATGAATTTGAACTCCCACTTGTCAATAAGATTCTAGAAGAGCTTGAAATCTTGGAGGATGGAAGCCATTACTCTAGACTTAGTGCAAAAGACCTTTACAATACAATACTTTTCTATCTTGAGGAAAAAGACCCAGAAGATGTAGAGGCTGGAATAGTTACTGACATACTGGACATACTTGAATCTAAAATTGAAAAAGAGGACCCATTACTTTTATTGATTACCGACTACTAATATTTTTTGAATATATAAAGAAAAACATTTAGCTATGAATTTCTTTAGTAATTTTGGTAAAAGAGAGGCATTAATCTATATTATAGTTACGCTATGGGTAGGTATGGGACTTTTAGGCGCTTTTAAAGAGGCAAGTTTCACCGACCTTTCAATATATTTCGGATCCCTAACAGCTTATGCTGCAACTTATATATGGGCTGAATCCAAACGACCAAGTTCAAAATCAGCAATCCTTAAACCCGGACCAAATTCGCGAAAAGAGGTAATGATATATGTTATTGTTATTCTTTGGGCTATTGCAGGATGCGGAGCCATTTGGTTTAAAGCAAACCTAGGAGAACTTGCACTTTATTTTGTATCATTAACTGGATTTGTAGCATCTTGGATTGCCGGAGAGGTTTATACTCCACAAGACAAGATTAGTAAAAATAAAGAAGACTAATGGTAACAAATTATACAGCAAATGAATATGGTGATTTTTTCGTAGCTTCTATTCAACAACCTTACAATAATGTAATTCACATACTTGACTGGGATATTGTAGTAGGTCTTAAAAAACCGCACATGACCGGAAATGTAACAGCATCGAGTGATTCATTATCTATTTTTGGATATGGAACTCAATTTAACACATCATTTGCTTCTGGAGATTCTATAATTGTCGGTAACATTACTTACGAAATCAATAACGTCATCAGTGATACGGAACTTTCTATTATCGAACCGGTTCAATATAGTTTTACTAATGCACAATATTATACAACACCAGATGGTGTAAGCTTTTTTGACTATGAATTCCGATGGTCCCATACTAGTGGAGTTTTTTCTGAGTTTGCAGAACTTAATCATGAGACCGATCCTGAAGATATTCAAGGAATCACATTTGACCATACAAAACCCCTTTATATTGATATTAAGGCCGAAGTTGCTGGACTGGCAACCGGAAATACTCTAACATTTCTTTCAATAGAATTTACAATTGAAACTGAGGCAGGAATTATTGAATCTTGTCCGAATTTCTGTACTGATTGTACCGACCCCTTTGCAATGAATGGATGTGCAAACATTCAAGTTACATGTAATCCTTCAAATCAGTTTAATCCGTATGCCCTTACAAAATCAGTTAAAATGTACAAACAACTGGTTAATATTGTCAATGGTATATTTGGACATGAGGTTACATATTTTAGAACTGAACCAGATGCTAGAACAACTGATGTTATTCTTATGGAATATTCATTACATAATGTGGTTGATAAACAAACAATAAAGATACTTGTTCCAGATAATGAATTCCCGACCGAAGCGCATACTTATGATATATTTGGAATTGAATTAGCAGACTTTGAAATTCATATAACTGCCGAAGAGTTTGAAACACACTTTGGACCAGGAAATTATCCAAGAAACAAAGACTACATGTTTATTCCAATCATTAATAAAATGTATGAAATAAGTTCTATTGCCCTAGCTGATGAATTTAATAGAAGTCACTCATATTGGAAAGTTAAACTTGTTAAATATCAAGACAGAGGAGATGTTCTTAAAGGACAATTCGACGACGATACTGATGTATTAGTAACTGGAATTGAAGAGGTATTTGGAGAGAGAATTGTAGACGAATACAAAAAGAATCTTAAACCAGAACAATATCAAACAGTTGTCGATATTTATGCAGATGGAATCCGTACCTTTGTAGACAAAAAACTACAGATTGTTGATTATGCCCTAAAAAATAGATGGACTGTAGTAAGCAAAAACTATTACAACTTTTTAGGCATGACAGAAGGAGATTCGGCTGTAGTTTATGAAGCACAATCTGAACTTAAACCTGGAAATGGAGCCGCGTATACTTCATGGTTCGCACCTCGATTTGCATCCAATTCAGTTGGAGATTACAAATTGATTGGAGATACTAATACTACTTTTAAAATAACAATAAGTAATACCGAGTTAAAAGTTTTAACGCCACAAGGAGTCGAAACCTTTACACATGGAATAACATTTGACCCTGTAAAATGGTACGGCTATGTTGTTAATATCAATAATGAATTCCTTCAATTGTCTGCATCAATATATAGTCTTGATATATCAAATAATACAATGCTTCCACAAAATGCAACAAATAATTTAGTTAACGAATTTACGCAAACAATAACGTTAACTGATGAACTTGTTTGGTCGACCCAGGCAAAATATGAATTAGTCGCAAATGAAATGTTTATGACAAACATCAGAGTATTTGATACGCCTATTGAATTTGAACAGCATTCAAATATTTTAAATCAATATGTCGTACGTGATAACCAACATGCAATTATTATCGATAATGCGATTCCAAGCATAGGATTCCAAAAATATGCCAACGCTCGTTAATCTCGATATATAATTTAATTAAACAAATTTATATGTCAGAAAATAAAAGTATCAGAGACCAAGCAGAAGATATTAGAAAGGACCTCGATGAATTAATCGGCGCAGGAAGTGGAGAAATATCTGAAGTAATTGAAACTGATGTAGAACTTCCAGCAAGAAGACCACAAAATCATGTGTCTTTTGCTGAACTTAAAGAGAGTTCTACCCGAAAGGCCAAGAAAACCATTACTGCCCTAATGAAGTTTTACTTGGACGAAGATATTATTGAAAGGGACGAATACATTCAAGCAAAAAAGAAGATGGACGAAATGACAATGAGTTCATTAGTCTATCAACTTCAAGCTGGAGAAAGGGCACTTACAACTCTACTTGACGCTATTGAAGATGGTGAAGTTGCTCCGAGAATGTTTGAAGTACTTGCAACACTACAAAAATCAATGCTTGATATTATCAAATCTCAAACAATGTATTTAATGGCAACTGAAGAGAGCGCCAAAAGAATCGCAAGAGATATTGAAATATACAGAAAGCGAGATAACATCAAAGAAATAGAAATTTCAGGTGGAGACCCAGGAGCTGGAAATGTTCAAAGAGGTACTAAAGACCTAATGAGAATGATCCGCGAAGGAATAGATGCTGCCGAAAATGATATTGAAGATGTTGAAATAACAGAATAATATGGCAAACGAAGGATACGTTGGAGACAACAAATGGATCCCAGCAGGTGATTCAGAGAAAGAGGCACAAAAACTGGTTTGGTCAACAAAAATAATTAACGACTTAATAGTTGCCTTAGACAAGGGTTATCGACCTCAAGTAAGTATGCCCTTCTATGAAGGAAAACAATTTTTACGTCGAGGTAATATTGTATTTGATTATACTGACGAAGAACTTAAAGAAATTGCAAAGTGTGCAAATGATATTGTGTACTTTGCAGAAACCTATGCGGTTGTAATGACCGATAATGGGGTTCAACGGGTAAAACTGCGTGAATATCAAAAAGACCTCCTAAGGGACTTTCAACATAATAGATTTAATATTGTGTTGGCATCCAGACAGATGGGTAAAACAGTAACTGCCAGTATTTTTAATGCATGGTACCTTACATTTAATTATGACAAGACTACTTTATTGCTTGCAAATAAATCTGAATCAACAAAAGAGATTATTGACAAGGCAAAAGTTGTAATTGAAAACCTTCCATTCTTTATGAAGCCGGGAATTATCAAATATGACGTAATGAACGTAAGGGCTGATAATGGTTGTAGATTAGTTGGTCAGTCAACTACTGCAAAGTCAGGTATTGGTTTTACCATTCACAATTTATATCTTGATGAGTTTGCCCACGTTCACCCAACGATTGTAAACTCATTCTATGAAAACGTTTACCCTACGCTTTCCGCGTCTAAAATTTCGAGAATCAATATTACTTCTACACCAAATGGATTTAATAAGTTCTATGAGATTTATGCTGATGCTGAAAAGGGACTTAATGAATATAAAGCAACCCGAATAGATTGGTGGCAACATCCTGACAGGGACGATGCATGGTATAAAAGAGAACTTGGAAACTTAGGTTCCGAGGATGCTTTCAATAGACAATATGGAAATGAGTTTACCAGCTCATCCAGTTTGTTGTTAAGTCCAGGTACAATGAAAAATATCCGAAAGAATGCCAAGAAATTTGTTTGGCATGATATTGAAGAGTTTGAAAATGCACATATCGACACGCAAGGGTTCCTTTCATTTGACCCTGACTTTGATATTGAAGAGGCTGGAAATGACGAAAAGTATTACTTATTTACTGTCGATATTGCAGAAGGAAATGGAGGAGACTATTCGGTTATAAATATGTTTGAGGTCGAACCACTCCCCGATAAAGATATTGAAAACTATATTAATCCCGGTGCGATGTATGATTTCTTCCGGATTAATCAGGTTGGAATATTCCGGAGCAATGAGCATCCAATAGAAGATTTTGCAAAAATCCTATACATATTGGCGCTTGATGTATTCAATGCTGAGAATGTTAAGTTGATTATTGAATATAATACTTATGGAAGTATCTTATTACAGTACCTTTCAACGGTTTTTCCAGGTCGAAATGAATTTGAAGATGAATTAGTCCTACGATTTAAACATCGACATGATGCAAAGGCCCCAAAGCCAGGAATCCGACTTAAATCCGACAATAAATCAGTATTTTGCCAAAACTTTAAAAAGTTTATTGAAATAAATCGTGTTAAAATAAACGACATACAAACAGTACAAGAGGCCAGTCTTTTTGGAATTGTTAAAAATGGAAGTTATGGAGCCCAAATGGGGAATGATGATTCAATCATGACATGTATCACTGCAACCGAATTTTTCACAACAGTTGATTACGCCGATTACGTTGAAGAGCTACTAGATATTATAGAACCTGAAAAGCATTCTCTTATGGAAAAGATATTATATAATAATAATGAAACAAGTGGAGACCTTCAATATGACATCTACGATTTATTGGGATAAAATCCAGTTTAATTTAGATATATAATAAAAGAAAAAAAATATACTTAAAATTATGGCACTAAGTCCGCAATTATTAAATTTTAAGAGCTCAGGAGTTTATAGACTTGAGTTTGATAAATCTCAAACGGCAAATATTAACGTTGAGACTCTTAGATTAATGGTAGGTCACTCTAAAAAAGGTCCTTATAACACACCAGTTTTGATTGATTCAGTTGAAACTCTTACAAACGTGTTTGGAAACATTGATAAAAGTTTAGAAAAAAAGGGAATGTTTTTCCACAGATCTTGTATCGAAGCTCTTTCAAGAGGTCCGATTTTAGCATTAAATCTTGAGCAATTTGAGCAAGCCGATATTGCTTCTTACACAGGTTTAGTAACTAATGGTACTGTAGATGACCTTTTTGCAAATGGAAATACTGATGAGTACTCAAAATTCTTCGATAACGATAAATTTATGGTTCCTTCAGATGCTGCAGTATTAACAACTATCGGTCCTGATGATGACCGTGTTTTAAATTTTGTTAATATTAAACAAGATTCAATTACAATTATAGTAAGACAGGCTCAAGATGTTAAAGAATTTGACTTGACTGCAAGAGAATGGTATGGTGTTGGAAATGTTCCAGAATACTTAAATGATTTTGACAAAATGTCAGACTTTATGATTGATGTATTCGTATTCAAAGGAGAATTCGAAGCTGCAACTATGGCAAATGACCCAATCTATTCTGCTTATTTTACTCCAGAAGGTTTAGATAAAACAAAACTTGCACAATTTGCAAACTTAAGACAAGTTAGTTTAATTGCTCAATACACTGGTTCTATCTTACCAGGATTTAAAGACCTTGAAGGTAGAAACTTATACATTGAATCTGCTATTAACGCAGAGGCTAGAAGAACTGGTTTATTCTGTGCAGTTAATGAAGATGCAGTTATGGACGAACAAGGAACTAAAGTTGATTTTGTAGGACACATTCACGATGATAATCAAGATTACGAAATGTTATCTCATTATGTTCCTTCTCCTGATAGACAAATCGATTTCGATTTTGTAGCTGATGGAGCTACTGTTGTAAATAACAGTACAAATTTCACTGTAACTTATGCGACAGGAACCGAACCTGCACCATTCCCAATTACACCTGGACATTATGTAGATGCTTTTGCAGTTAATAGACTTGCAAGAGTTGATAGAATCGCGAAAGCAATTGTTGGTGGAGATACTATCTTTACAGTTTATACTGATGTAGAACCTGCATATAGTGATAGATTCCTTAAATCATTCGAAGTTGCTTCAGATGTTTATAGAACTTTTGTATTGCAAAAAGCAAACATAACTGGAAAAGAAATCAGCGACTATTTATCAGTTCTTTCTGGTGGTAATGGAATCTACGATGCCTTAATCGACAAAGACATTATCGATTTTAGATATGTTGTAGATACTTTCACATCTTATGATTTGAATGGATTAAATAACAAACGTAACCTTTCTCAATTAGCTAAAGACAGACAAAATGCTGCCGCAATCTTAAATGCGCCAACAATTGAAGACTTTAAAAAATCTACAGACCCATCATTTACTGATGAGAATTTAGCTTTTGATACGGCTTATATTGCATCGGGTGGTAATCAAGATAAAAACCCTACTAAAATATATTCATTACCGAGTATTAATGAAGGTGCAAACTACGCATTCTACTACGGACCTGGTTTAATCGTAACTGACAATGGAAAAGACATTATTGTTCCTCCAGCTGCTTATGTTGCTAACAACTACATCGACAAATATACGAATGCCCTTCCATGGTCAATCGTTGCTGGTCCAAGAAGAGGAGTTGTTGCAGGTACAAACGTTAAAGGAGTTGAATATGCATTTGATAAAAATGATAGAGATATTCTAGAGCCATTCGGGTACAATCCAATTGTATTCCAAAGAGGAACTGGTTTAACTATTTTAGGTAATAAAACGGCTCAACAGTCTATTAAATCTGCACTTTCTTCTGCTCACGTAAGAGAGGTACTTATTTACATTCAAGATGGTATGGCTGATATTCTTAAAGATTACGTATTTGAATTTAATACTGCTCAAACAAGACTTGAAATCAAGACCCTTGCAGATTCATTCTTACAAAGCGTTAAACAAGATAATGGTGTTTATGAGTTCAAAAATGTTATGGACACTACAAACAACACTAACGAGGTTATCGACAACAATATGGGTATTATTGATACTTACGTAGAACCTGTTAAAGGTTTAGAGATTGTAGTTCATAGAACAACAATTTTAAATACTGGAGAAATTCAATCTGGTAACCTATAATCGTGATATATAAAAAAATAAAAATTAATTAACATGGGATTACCACACTATAGTCAAGACCAAACGTCTAGAAAAGGTAGAAATTTTGAACCAATCCAGCCTAA